CTGGGCACTGCGACCTGGTCGCAAGACCAAGTTTTGGAAGAGTGACGCCTTGGCCTACGAGGCTTTGAAGTCCTACCCGCAGGCATTTGATCTCAAGTCGCCGTCAGCCATTGCCAAGCTGGACATCCAGATCAGCGAAGACCTGATCGGTGAGAAGCATGCTGCTGCCAGCTTGGTCAAGGAGAAGCAGCAGTGAGATTCGGATCAGTCTGCTCCGGCATTGAGGCCGCATCTGTTGCTTGGCATCCATTGGGTTGGAAGGCCGCATGGTTGTCAGAGATTGAGCCATTTCCTTGCGCCGTCCTCAAGCATCATTACCCTGATGTCCCTAACCTTGGCGACATGACCATGCTGCCAGAACGCATTCTGTCCGGCGAGGTAGAAGCCCCAGACCTGTTCTGTGGCGGCACACCATGCCAAGCATTCAGCGTGGCCGGTCTTCGTAACTCTCTGGAAGATGCCAGAGGTAATCTCTCACTCACTTTTGTAGGTATCGCAAATGCAATTGACCATGTTCGATCTGTTCGAGGAGATGCTCCAGCAATCATCTTCTGGGAAAATGTCCCAGGCGTCCTCTCCACAAAGGACAACGCCTTCGGTTGTTTCCTTGCAGCGCTTGCAGGGGAAAATGATCCGGTCACCTGTCCAGACGGGAAGTGGTCAACCGCTGGTGTTGTTGTTGGACAAACGCGAACAGTCGCGTGGCGAGTCCTCGATGCCCAATATTTCGGAGTGGCCCAACGCCGCCGCCGTGTGTTCGTTATCGCAAGTGCTAGAGCAGACTTCGATCCCGCAGAGGTTCTTTTTGAGTTCAACGGCGTGCGCAGGGATATTGCGCCGAGCAGAGAAAAGGGGCAAGGTGTTGCCGCCAGCACTGGAACAGGCATTGAAAGCAGTTTCGACTGTGGAGTAGAACTGACTGGCCCATTGTCGGCAAGGGACTACAAAGATGCGGGAACGGATGGCATGAATAAAAACTCTGCCAAGATGATTCCTGTCATAACTATGGATCACGGCCAAGGTGGTGCAGAGATTGCTGAGAACCGCAGCCCGACACTGACATGCAACCATGAAGCGCCGATTGCGGCTTATCCCGTTTATGAACTGCACAGCCAAGACAGCAGGGTGCGGGAATTAGGTGATGTCTGCACCACGGTGTCTGCTACTTACGGATCAGGCGGCGGCAATGTGCCGATTACATTGGCTCAGCCAATCCCCATCCATGACCAAGCCACGCGCCACGCTGGCAGAAATGGCGAGAAAACTATGGGCAAAGGCAATGGCCTTGGTATCGGCCAAGCTGGTGAGCCAATGAACACGCTGACTAAGGGTGACCGCCATGCCGTGGCGCAGCCAGTGTCTTACAGCACCAAGTTGCACAACACCACAAGCAACAACGCCGGTAAGATTTTTGAGGAGCGCACAACATGTCTTGATGCCAACAGCCCTCCTCCTGCACTGCTGACCGCCATGCAAGTGCGCCGCCTCACCCCTGTGGAATGTGAGCGCTTACAGGGTTTCCCCGACAACTACACCGACATCAAGGCCAAAGGCAAGCCAACGCCAGACGGGCCACGATACAAGGCTTTGGGTAACTCTTGGGCTGTGCCGGTAGTAGCTTGGATTGGTGAGCGCATTGCCCAAAGATTAGAATCAATCCCCGCAAAGAAAAACCCCTGACGGCGTGAACCATCAGGGGTAACTAGCCTCCAGCTAGAAGGAGAACAACTTGTCGTCAACCGCGAGATCAACAACATGAGTATTTTACCAAAAGCAACGGCCACTGAGTTCACCAACTCAAAAGCCATTGCAGTCAAGCTGATCGAGCAGCATCCATCCGCAGTGTTCTGCACCTTTGCCACCACTGCCGATGGCAAGAAAATCCCCTACAAGAAGTCCGGCCAAGGTGTAGCGCGTGACACTACGCCCGACCAGCTTTACAGCGCATCCGAGGTGCAAGCTATGGATGCCGCGCCAACCGGCAACTATCTGGGCATCGTGATGCAGACCCCATCAATGTCCAGTGGCGCGTACCTTGTCTGCCTCGATGTGGACATGAAGCACTCAACAGGTGCAACCAATATCGCCATTAAACGCATGGCCGAGTGGGTCAAGCAGCAAGATCAACTCACGGAGGTAAGCGTCTCCGGACGGGGTCGGCATGTCTTCCTGTTCGTGGCTGATGAGGACTTGGACAAGATCAAGCCTAAGTACAAGCTGGGCGGCGGCCAAGAGATAGAGGTGTTTGGGCTGCCAACCTCACCAGGCAAGTCGGTGCTGCTGTCCGGCTCAAAGCTGGTCGGCAAGCTATCCAACGAGGTGCATGACAATCTATTGTCTTTGCTGACTATGTGGGGCGTCATTGAGCAGGATAACTCCAACCAGCCGGCTGAAGTGCCACGGCCTAAACAGGAGTACCAGCCAACCCTGTCAAGCTCCACCGATGACTATAGCAAGGCAGCCCAAGCCCTGCAATTCATCAACCCAGACAGCGACTACACGACATGGATTGAGATCGGCCAAGCGCTGCACACGGCATTCGGCGCTCAAGGCCATCAACTCTGGGCCGGCTGGAGCAGCCAAGGCGCGAAGTACAAGTCAGAGCAGGACATCGACACGCACTGGAAGAGTTTTCACCAAGGCAAGGGCGTCTCCATCGGCACGCTGTTTCACCACGCCAAGCAAGGCGGGTACTCGACGCCGAGCCGCGCCGAAGAGCGAAAGTCGGCGGTTGAGGATTTCTCCACCTTCATCCAAGCGCAGCAGGTGGGCTTAGAAACAGCACAGATGCTGGCCGACATGGCCAGCCAGCCATCTCCGTACTGGAAGGAACTGACCCTCGACCTGACCAAGCTCTACCCTGTCGAATATTTAATTGACGGCTTTCTCGCTCATTCTTTCAGCGTCACCGCCGGCCAGCCTGGTGTGGGCAAGACCACGGCAATGGTTTCAGTCTGCCTGATTGCCGCTGGATTTACTCTGTCCGATTCCCCACTCAAAACCGAATCCCGTAGAAAGATTCTTTATGTCACCGAGGATGCCAATCAAGTCAGGCAATCTCTTTATGCTTATGTGAAATACTGGAATCTCGACCCCACTGAAGTATCACAGTGGTTTATCGTCATTGAATCAAAGCGGTCTAAAGTGCCAGAGATATTATTATTGGCAGAGAATGTCATACGCCATACAACTACTGAACGGCCATTCCTCATAATAGATACTTCTAATGCAACCTTAGAGATAGATAATGAGAATGATAACTCTGAGGTCGGCAGTTACATGGCCGCCATCAAGCAGACTATTTACACTCAACTCTCAACCCCGATAAAGATCATCACCCACACCGCCAAGACCGCGCAAACAAGTGATGACAGTGCCTTGGCCCGTGGTGCATCTGCCTTCACTGGTGATGCAACCCTGACCGCCATCTTGTTTATGGATGATGACAAAAACCGATTCATGCGGCTCATCAAGACCCGATACGAGCCAATCCACCGCGAGATCAGCTTTCAGACCCACATCCACAATGAGGTGGTCATCACCAAGCACGGCAACATGCAGGATGTCCAGTGCATCACAGTCATCCCGTACCCGACAAGTGAAGCATCCCGCAAGCAAGAGGCCGCAGCCCGAATCGAGGACAGCAAGTCACTGCGCATCATGGACAAGTGCGACACGGCGGCAGCTTTCGTTCAGTCCATCATCAATGAACACCCTGAAGGGGTGGTGATTCGCCGTGGATCAAACGCCCCGAAGGACTGCCGCAGCCATCCAGATGCCTACAAATTGGATTGGGCTGAGATCTATGCGGCAGTCCCAGGCTCATCAAAGGGGGATGTAAAACGGGCCATTGGCCTGTCAGTGCTGCGCCGATTTGCACCAAATGCAGAGAACAATTCGTGGAACATTTTGTCCCAAGGTGGTCACCATGAGGGCTGAAATCAGTGCTCCAAGGCAAGTCGAGGAGTCGGAGATACCTCGGAGATACCTCGGAGATCCGTATCCTCGATAAAGTGATGCGCTTGGGGATAACCTTGGGGATTTTTCCCCAAGTTATCCACAGCCTAATCACCGATTTTTGAGGAGCTTGACAAGTCGAGGATACCGAGGATTTTTTCCATGGGGGGTATCTTCGACTTGGTATCCTCGACTAAGGAGCTTGACAGTGAAAAGTTATCCACAGGCAGATGGCTGGTCAGATGATGACCGCGTTTTGTGCGAAAAGTGCGGAAATCGGGAGTCGAGGATACAGCGCTGGAACTTCACGGCAGAGGACTTTGAGAAGTTCAGGAGGATCAACGAGAAGCCAGCGCAGTGGATGTTTCACGAAGCCGAGGCAAAGAACGGATGGGTCAGGGTTTCATTCAGTCAGGACTTTTGTACAAGTACCGACACTTTGTGCATTCCGGATGTGCCGCACCGCTGCCACCTGTTTGTGGATCGGGATGCCGCAAAGCCTGCCGAATCCGTAGAATCACCTGCATGGTGGGAATTGACATAAAGCGCAAGAGGAAAAGCATTGAGCATGCCGAACAGGTCAAGCTGGTGCAGCGCGTCAGGGCTTTCCATCCGGATGTGCTCATTGCGGCCATACCGAATGGGGGCGACAGATCGGCGTCAGAGCGCGTTAGGCTGCATGGTGAGGGGGTACTTGCCGGAATGCCTGATCTGTGCGTCCTGAAGCGATCTAAGGGCTTTGGCGGGTTGTTTGTGGAGATGAAGACAAGGGTCGGGGTTGTCAGCAAGGAGCAGAATTGCATTGCAAAGCAACTAAATGCAGAAGGCTACCTCTGCGTTATCGCACGGTCAGCCGATGAGGGTTTCAAAATCATTGAGGAGT